CTGGTCTATGGAAGTCTCATTAGAAGAATTGAAGCAGTAACCGTTACAGGAATCGCCGCTCCTGAAGTGTTACGAACGTTCACACTAAGCAATTTGTCCGTTAGTCTCCACGATGATAAAACAATGGCTCCATTCTGGCTTGTAATGCTGAGATACCGCAATGCAACAGGAGTATATCCTGACGGTATGCTTAGGTCGAAGGTAATTAATTTCCTTGATGTGCCCTCAAGCGATACCTCTTTGGTCTCAGTATCATAGAACTGGGCTATGGAAGATCGGAACTCTGATGCCGACTGAAATTCAGGCACCAACAGAATAGGATTGCCAGGAGCAATGCCGTCGTATTCGATGCGAAAAATAGGTTCTTCATGGACGGAATCGACTCCGTCAAGGATATTGCCAGAGGTTACTGCTGGGTCGGTCGGCGTGTCGGTAGTGGAGGTGCCATACTTTACGACCCATGAAGCTGATTCGACACCCGTGCCTTCGGCCTTCTCGTATCGAGCGCACACAAGAGCATTACGTTTTTGGCCGCTTACGCCAGATTGCAAGGCGATCTCTTCCGATTGCACAACGGTAAAATGGTGTCCCTGGATCATTAGATCGCCAGTATCTACTACAAGTTTGTTTGCTGTTTCCAGTGTGGGTTCAAGCTTGTTCTGAGTATCTAGCAAATAGGCATCATGACCAAAAGCTACAGCATTGACGTGAGCCATGTCTATGGGGTCTACGTGTGCCTGTCCAGCAAAGCCAGTTACAAGTTCCATTACTCATCAACTCCGTTCAGCCATGCTTGAAAATCTTTGTCTTCTTGCTGAACGAGCTCTTGGTATTTCGTTTTATGTTCAGGGCATAGGTAGTATTCAGTCGATACACCGTTGGAGTCTATGCGGTTGAACTTTCCCCATGCTGCTTCGCGAGCACCACCTACTTTGATGTGCTCTTCGGTACTGCAATTTTTTTTGTCACAAGTCCATTTACTGTAGTTGGTATCAACACCCATGGAATAACCTCACTTTCGTTCAGTGAGGTTATGGTCTTGGTGGTGTCACTTAGGCTGTCCTTACCCAGCGATGGAACTCGAATCCTGGGCAATAATTCCATGTTCCGCCATACGTAGTTGCAGGACTTGTCGATGAGGTGCTTTCGTATACGGATCCAACCGGGTGCGCCGAAAGAAATCCTGCAGCTTCGCTGTCGCCGGTAACGGTGATGGTTATGTTTTCAGAGCCATCAAATTGAGCCGATCCGTTTACTGCGCCAGTAAGAGCAATGGTGCGCTTGGTTTGAAGTTTGGAAGCACTTGCAGCATTGCCAGTTTTCGACAATGCTCCAATATCTGACGGCGTTATAAGCGTCGCTACACCTGCAGCAAAGTTAGCAGGTGTAACTGCTTTGATGATTGGATCTGTTGAGCTTCCGTAAGCATCAACAAGCGCAACATAAATGCCAGAAATATCCGTATCGCTGAACTCTTGGATGCTGTTAGCGATCAGATTGTAAAGGCTTGCTGTTGCCGTACCGCCGCCAAGACCGCCACGAGAAAGGGGAAGGTAGCCTGATGCTATATCGCTTGCACTATGACTATGCTCGGAGTTTGCTTTATCATCGAGAGCACCTTTGACCGCCTTGTTCTGTACGGGATTAGTGCTTGTGCTGCTTAATTCACTATCAACCGTAGTCTTATTTGCGCCTTCCTCCATGCTGTCAAGCTTAACCTTATCACCTGCACTCATCAGGCCTTTAGTATCTTGTGTAGCAGTGCTGCTAGGCAAGGTTACGCTGCGCCCCTCGGCATTGCTTACGTGTCCCTTGGCGGTAACCGACATGCGAGCACCAACAGTAAAGGTGTCGCCCCAGTTGACAGTTACGTTTGAGGTCGGGCCATATGAGCCAGCAGATACGCCACTGTTGTCGTGAGTAAGCGATGCTGTACTGCCATCCCTTGTTGTGCTTAGTGGACTAGTTGCTTCGATTGTTGCCACCGCTGCGTCTGCCGTAGCCTGGGCGGCATCTGCGGCGCTTTGCGCTGACGAAGCTGTTGCAGCGGCATCGGACGCTTGCTCCTTTGCGTCTGATGCCAGTTCGCTTACTTCTTCTAGGTCAGCTGCATCGACGTCCGCATTGATGGTGCGACCTGTGATAGTGATACCTTTACCTGCAGAGTAGCTAACACCACCGCCAGAGCTTTCAGAACGTCCAGTCATGGATTTACTGGCTGATGTATCACCAACTTTGTATGCAATGCTTACAAGGCCGTTAGAGCTGATTGTGACGGTCTTGTAAGTAACTTCAGTTGCTACGTAGATTCCAGTTATTGGATCGATCGCACCAACAAGATCGCCGATATCAAGCACTCGCCCTTCAGGTATGTCGACCTTGACGGTATCGCAGTTTTGCAGCTCTTTGAGTTTTTCTTGGCCCTTCTCGCTTAGCTCGTCACTGTCTGCATTGGTGTAGTCATATATCAGAGTGTTTTCATCTGCTCCAAAAAGGCTTTGTGTTGTGGATACATTACCATCAGCATCAGCGTAAAAGTGCAGGACGATTCGGTTCTTCAGCTCGCCTTCGCCAAGGCAAACAAGATGATTGACTGGGAGGTAATCCTTGTCGATCTCTAATTCGATCTGTGTGGTGTCAAGCTCATCGCTGTCGGAATAGTCGGCAATAGGTTCGGCAGAAAGCACCACCATGCCGTTGTCATAGGTCATCTTTAGTTTTGCCGATGATGCAGCAAGCATAGCAAGGATAGCGAAGTACCCGTATTCATAGCGAACTTGGTAGTTTATGTTGATCCCGCTTGACGTCATCGGCGCAGTGAAAATATCCTGCAGGTTCATCCTCTCAATGAGGCTGCGGATAACGGTATGTGCTTCACCGCTGAGCACCAAGTAGTCTTGTCCGCTATCGGGACCGAGTACATGAGCATTTAGCAGGCCGTGCCAAGTCATTCCCTTGTAGGTTATGACATCTTCTCCTGTATTGGTGCCGATGCCTGTTATCTTGCCGCCGTATTCGGTGCCTTCGATGTATACGAGAGCCTTGTCTTCTAGGCGGATCTTCGAGTTGCGATCGATGGATACTTCGAAGGTGTTTGTCTGGTCGCTTTCATCGCGTCCGTATTCGAGGTCGAGCGTCGTATTGCCCAGCACTCCCTGGTCGATACGATTAGCATCGGTATAGATCAATTGCTCCATGGGTGCTGGCTCCTCTCGTAATACTTCACGATGTCAAAATCAAAGGAGTTATCCCAGGACAAGGTATTGTTACCTACGGCTAGTTTCTGCCACATGTATTCACCTGAGCCTTTAATGCCCTTGTTGCGATTGTTGAAGCAATTAACTACGTTGCCATAGAGATCGATTAGCTTGATGCTTTGATGGTCCTTTCTGGTATAGATTTCAAGCCTGGATCCGTCAGGTACATTGACGTTTACCTGGTAGATATTCCCGCCAATGTTTATGTAGGGGTTAAGTGCTGGTCCATAAATACGAATAAGCATGTCGCAAGGCATGAGAGAATCGTTGATGATGTTTTTGTTTGATCGTGGTCGCTTGAAGTCAAATGGGAAGTCAAATGGGAAATCGAGATAGTCTGAATCAGACATGGTATCGATCTCAATCCTGAATTGTTCTAACTCCTCCTTTACCCAGGCAGGGTAAGGTATATGGCAGTCCATGGTCATTTCGGCGAAGCGGTCATCGAAGTGGTAGTTATCGAAAGAGCACGCGCGCATAAATAGCTCTACATACCAATCATTGACATAGAGCTTACCTGGCGTCGGATCCTCTTCACTATCGGGAAGCATGGTTAGATTGTCTTTCTCTGCGATCTCGTATATTTGATCGCGCAGAAGTAGTCCATCTTCTTCAGTATCGGCAGCAACGCCTATAGGTAGGTCTTTATCAATGGGGCTTCGAGTAAATGAGGATACTTTTCCGTTAACCTCATTTGGCGTCCATTCCCAGTCTCGAATCGCATTGGCGAAATAATGCAGAGGGCCACCGTCACCAAGTGAAATGGTTTCGTTCTTGTGGTTGACGTATTTTATGGCCATATTAAACGGCATCTACACTACCTCCCTTTGCATGCGTCCTAACTCACGGCGGTTGTATTTGATCTGTACTGGACTTGCGAGTTTCGCTGAGATGTTCTTGTCCATCTTGTCGATGCGTGAAGTTACCTCGTCGAGCTTTGAGACAATTGAATTGAATCCGTCACTTAGATCAGCGGTAAAGTTGGTGTTATCGATTGGCGCCTGAATAATGCTTGCTGCAGATACTTGAGCAAGTTGAGCTGACATGTTATCCGGTATTGCAAGCGAGCTGAGCTGACCATCGATATTGATCATCGGCAAAGAGGTGTTTTGTACCTTCTTTGCGATGCTATTGGCGATTTTTGAGGACGCATCCTCAATCAGGCTAATCTTTCTCAGCATGCCGCCTGCGAGATTCTCAACCAAATGCTCGCCCCAGACGGCTTCACCGCGCCCGCCTTCTCGCAGGATACCTTCCTTAGGAACTGAGTGCCCAAGGATATTGCTTACCGTACTTGCGATAGAGTTTGCCGCATTAGCTACCCAATCGACCGCACCGCTAAGGCCATTCGCGAAGTTTTGTCCAAGATGGCTGCCCCAATCGCCACCTTGGCTTCCTGCTTCTTCGAGTGGACCAGTAGCAGCATTAGCATCTCCCTGTGCAGCTCCGCTGATGCTTCCTTGACCACTGCTTAGGCCACTTGCCATTGCTTGCGAGCCACCAGATCCTGCTTGACCAAGCTTATCGATAGTTCCGTTTTTAATAGCTTCGGCAATCTGATCAATGCTCGCTTGCCCGTTGCTGTAGGCACTGACTATCTGAGATATCTGGGTAGGGGTGAGGTTAGCAAGATCCTGTTGACTTATGCCAACGCTTTCGAGTTGGCTCTTAAAGTCACTAACGTTATATCCAGCATTAGTAAATCCCGTCCAGGCATCAGCAAGTGCGCTCATTTGATCGGGCGTTGCTGCCGCAAGCTGTTCTTGCGATAAGCCAATAGCAGCCATATCAGAAGCAAATTTATTAACATCAATACCTTTTTGAGACAAAGCATCGTAGGCGCTAACAATCGTGTTAACTTGGTCTGGAGTCATACTAGCAAGGGTCTCTTGTTTGATGCCTAACGCATCAAGATATCCGCCCATGGATTCAAGCGCGATGCCAGATTCTCCCATAGCATCAAGCCATGTTTGACTTGTTCCAATAAATGCCGTAACGCTTTGCGCAACACCATCCATCGAGTTGCTATATGACTCAATGGTGCCTTTGGTGGCGTTCATTGTTTCTTGCTGCTTTCGGAGGTCTGCTTCTCCGTTAGCAATCTGCTGCGCTAGATATTCGTTGCTTGATCCTGTTGCTTCGTATTGAGCTCGCAGCTCTTCAAGGGCCTGCTTTGATGTCTGGTAGGTTTGCTCTTGTTCAACAAGCGTTTTTGTTGCTTCGGCAATTGAGTCCGCATAGGCTTGCGCTTTGGCATTTTCAAGCCATGCATCGGCATTATTTCTAATTTCATCGGCCGACTTGGACAATGCGCCAGTAGCTGCGTCGGTTACTTCCACCGAATCGCCAGTTATCGAGTTGTATTGTTCAACTGCTCGTTGCAAGTCGCCTTGTTGAGATGCGGTAAGGCCTGTTTGCCCGGCAAGCTCCTGGATGGTTCCTACGTAGCGGTTGAGTAACTGTTCATTTGTGTAGTATTCAGCCCAGGTGTCCTGGAATGATTGGGCCATCTCGGCAGATTTTGCTATAGAGCTTTCGATTGCGTCGCTATAGCTTTGCCACGAGTTGATACCTGATACAGCCGCATCGTTTGTGCCATAGACTGCTTCTTGAGCACTCTCTTGTGCAGTGATAAGTCCAGTAGTAGCTGATTCCAGGTTCTTAACTTCAGTAGCGTAGCTAACGATTTGATCTACAGCAAATCCTGCCAGCAAGGCGATAAGAACGCTACTTAATGCCATTCCTGCGATCTGTAATCCGCCAACCTTGGATGCTGTATCTTTGAGTGTTGCACCCCAAGTGGTAGTTTTGCCATCTGCGTCGGTTATCTCTTTCGTAAGAAAGCCAACAGCGCTACCAGCAACATTAAAGCCAGCACCAGCAACCTTCGCTGCAGGGCCCACGCCAGCAAGAGCAAGCACGAATTGTAGAACGCCAGCTTGGCTTTCCTCGCTCATGTTGCTGAAGCTATCGAGCGCACCAGCGAATACTTTCACGGCATTAGCGCCGCTCTTTAATACGCTTTCCAAGTGCGGCATTAAGGATTCAACAAATGGCCCAAGAGAATCGGTAAGGTCACTTAATGCTGCAGTGAGATCCTTATATCCGTCGGTATCCTTGATTGCCATTAGGGGCTTCTGCACAGCGTCTGCCATGTTAGATAACACGCCAGTAAGCGTTTGTGCTTGCTTGGACATCATGCCGCCAAAATCGCGATTCATACCGTCTTGCAAAGCTTGTATTGCAGTATCAGCGTCTACTACACCATTGGTAACCATTTGCATGGCAGTAGGGATATCGCCATTAGATATGACGTCAGCTAAGTATTGCCAAGCTGGGATACCAGTCTCGGTTAGCTGCATCATTTCTTCTGCGGACACTTTACCCTTGGCGTTCATTTGGCCAAGAGCGCGTGTGATTTGGTCGATGCCAGCTTGACCTGCACCAAGTCCAGATGCGGCATCGCCAATGGAGGTGAGCAACGGGATGCATTCTTCTGCTTCAAATCCCATTGCGATGAGTTTTTGGGTGGATGATTCAAGACCTTGTAGCTCGAATGGAGTGTTAGCCGCAAAGTCTGCAAGGTCTTCTAACATCGAGCGTGCTTTTTGAGGACCAAGCATTGTTTCGAATGCAATACTGGCCTGTTCCGCTGCGGCTATGGTGTCAAACGAAAACTTGGCAGCTGCGCCAGCAGCAGCGGCTAATGGGACGGTAACGCCCATGGTCATGATATTGCCGAAATTAGACAAGCCATTGCCTATAGTGCTTAGGTTTGTGGCCATGCCTTTTGATTCACGTTTAACCTGGTCTGCTAATCCTTGTACTGCTTGCTTAAACTTCTCGATATTAGCAGTAATATCAATCTCAATCTGCCCGTCAGCCATCCATGCCCCTTATGTGTCTATTGCGGGCTGCCTCCTCTCTGGTACGGGCTGGTAGCATGAGGGCTTGCTGTCTCTCCCTGTAGCTTGCTCTCATTTGCTTGTTTAGATTCTTGTCGTCCAGATCAACCGCACGTATTCTAATGGCTTCCATGGTCTGTGAAGTGTCACTAAGGCCATCGAATAAACTCATAAAGCGCCACCAGTGCATATCAGTTTTGGGGTCGGTTAGATCGATGTGGTACTCACGTTCGAAGTCAGATATGACCCTCACAGCGTCGTATCTCCAGTCAAACAGGCGCACCTTCTTCAGACGGCGTTGCTGTTTGGTGGGTGGTTTTTCTGGACCATGAATTGATTTGCGTTGAAGGAAATCAAGAGCTGCCGTTAATGCTTTCTCGGTATGCGCTGCTGCAATTTGATAGGGAACCGATCCGTCGCTTTGTGGCTCGTACGGAAACGCTTTAAGCAGGATCACTGCAGCTTTCTTCCAATCCAAAGCTTTTGGATTATCGACTACAGTCCAAATATCTATCCAAGTGCGAAATGAAGTGTTGATGGGAACAGAAATGCCGCCAACATCAACTGTTGACGGCATCTGCTTAGTAAGAAGGTTAAGCATCTCTAGACACCAAATTCCTTAAAAAGCTCCTGCATAGAAGTTTCCTTTTGAGCGTCTGCAGCGGTCTTTTTGAGATAGGTAAGTAACTGCAGAGTTTCCATGAAGTTATTACCGCGCCCCTCAAAGATTTCATCACATGCTTCCTGGCCGATCATACCTGCAATGAGATTGCGCATTTCCCTAAAGATAGAAGTCATCTTTGCGGTGTCATCGAGGTTGTTATTCTTTGCAAGCTTCTGGATCCGAGCTACTACCATTTTGGTCTCATCGATGGCATCAAGATCACCTACGCGCACCTGATACTCTTTGCCGTTGATCTCGACCGGGACAAAAGTCTGCTTAAACTCAAAACCCATTTATAAAACCTCCTCGTTGTTGTCGCTTTCTGCTTCGTCCTCACCATCTGTGGTGGGGCTTGATTGCTCAGCCCCACCCGAAGCGTCAGATGGTGGTGTTATTCCCCCGATGGAGTAAAGGTGCTGGTAGAAGAGTCCCAATCTCCTTCTTCCCAGGTTCCGTTATCAGCCATATCAAGAGTGCCTGTTGCCTTTACTGGCTCGCCAGAGTTTGGCTTAGAAAGAAGCTGGGTAGAAAGCAGGAACGGAGCTTTCTTCGCGAGTACTTTGGTCGCGCTAGAGCCTTCTACCCAGGAGTAGACGCGCAAGATCTCAACAGGGAGGTTTGACTTGCCTTCATTTTGTTGGAAAAAGGAATCAAGCGCGTTATTACGAAACAAGTCCTTCTCGTAAGAAATGGAAGCCTTGTTTCCTAGTACGTACTTCGAAGGCAGGCGCTGGTCAATATAGCTAGGCTCATATGCTTGCTCATCGCCTTCGTCTTCCCAAGAAAGTAGATGGGTAATGTCCTGCCAAGAAGGAGACTCGCTGCCTGCAGTGTTAATAAGATATTTGAGTTCGTCGCCCCATACTGGTACTTCGGTATTATCTTCAGCCATGTTGTGGCTCCTTTCTATTTATTCTGGTTTCTGGATATAGTTAAGGTCGAATGTCACTTGCCAGTCCTCGAAGGCGCTCGTGCGTCCCAAGCAGTAGGGGATTGATGCGGTTGGCTTTCGGTATGCAACAAAATCGGGAAGTATGGTTGCTTTTGGTAAGAATGCAGAAGTGAGGCTACGAAGGTACTTGTCTGCATCGAGCCTGTCTTGCTCATCTTCGGCAGCTATACGTAACGTCAACAAACATGGGAATGGACAGGCATATTCACCAGATATATAGCCTGTCGAAGCGTCGGTAGAGCTGTTCCTGGTTGATAGCATAAGGCGTGGAAGTGGTCCAGGTTCGGCGGTTAACTCTTCGAAGTGTATTTCTACTTGCTCGCCATTTGCTTTTATGACCTCTTCAAACAGGTCTAGAATTTGTTTCGCCAGTTCAGGATTAACATAGTTCATTTGCTTGCCTCCTCTTTTGCTGCTTGCTCTCCCTCTTTAATCCATTGCTTGAGGTGTTTACCCTCTGCTTTGCTATACCAATCTGGACCTGTTCCAGGTGTGGTGTATTTCCACCCACCAGGCGCGTTGTACTGTGGTGCTGCGTAGGGCACTGCTGCGCTGCCATATCGAACCTTGCCAGTTTCATAGTCGCTTTCCGTTTCTGCAGAAGCACGCAATTTACCCTCACGCTTAGGAACGTACGGCTCGCTATCACGCACTACTGCTTGCGATATGGCGGTTACTGCAGCGGTTTCCATAAGGTCTGCTTTCTGCAGAGCGCGCCCCACGTTAACTGCGGCTACACGAATCTGTATAGACCCGCTCATGTAAGCGTCAACTCCCAGTGATGTACACAAGAGCCGATGTAGATAGGGGATGATGTCTCAACCGTAAAGGCATCTTGAGGTGGTTTCTCTTCTGCATGAGCACCCATAATCACGCGATCACCCTTTTTGAGCGGTTCGGCTGATCCTGGCATCAGCATTGTTACGTTGCGATTTGATGTGTCGCCCTGGATGCCTGGGGTGGCACCAAAGACTTCATCAAAGCGTACCCGCGTAAGAATTTCTGGTCCTTCCCAAGTTGCCTGGCGGTCTTCAACTCCCTTAATCCAGGCAGTGACGGTGTGAGGATAGATACTCATAGTGCTGTCTCAATCAGATAGGTGCCTGACAAACTCTGCTCAATCAAGTCATCGATGCTCATGGTTGATGCATCGACGTATGTCTCGCTTACCTTTGATGCGGTATAGCTCGACACCGCTGGATCGGTGATCGCATCGCATGCAATACAGCATGCGTTTTGATACGCAGTCAGTTCTTTATCAGGTAAATCGGACAAATCAAAAAGGCAGCAGCGCGCATTGACGCGCGCCACCGCCTTAGAAATAGCTGCCTGAAAATCATCCTGGCTAAGTGACCCGCCAAACTCTTTGGAGTAATACTCGTATGTTGGTACTGGGTCGGCCATGACTATTCACCAGCTACCGTTACAACGCATGCTGCAGAAGTCTTGTCGCCTACGGTTGCAGTGATATTGGTAGAACCAGCAGCTACACCAGTTACTAGGCCAGTATCAGGATCTACGGTTGCCTTGTCTGGGGCAGAAGATGCGAAGGTTGCTTTGCCAGCTTCTGAAGGAATTACCGTAGCGCTAAGTTGCTTGGTTTCCTCAACGCCAAGAGACATGGTCTTCTGGGAAAGCGTTACGGAATCGGCAGGCTTGCCAGTGATCGAGCCAACGACAACGCGGTCGATGAGCTCTGCATACAGAGCGATACCACAGACCGCAACAGTATCGGTCGTGAGGTTCTTGTATTCGACATCATGGTGCACACCAACGTAGCCCGTTGTATCGGTAGTGAACTCGAATGCGCGAGCAATGTCAGCATTGGCTGGGTTGGTGTAGTAGAGGATGATATTGTTGCGAGCAGTACCGAATACCGTACCCTGAGGAATAGAAGCGTGAACAAGCACGTTGTAGAGACCCAAGAAGTTCTCGATATAGGTGAAGCCGAACACCGTCTGAGTGGTGATGTCCTTATCGGTAAGGTAGTTTGCAATATCGAGCGGGTTTACAAAATAAACCAGATCAGATTCTGCTACATCGTAATCTTCAAAGAGAACCTTGAGCTGACCCCAGGTCTGAGCCAACGCACCCTGAAGGCCAACACCAGATGCACGTCCTTCGCCTGTCGCCAAGAAGGTGATGAAGTCGCTGCGGATACCCTTCTGGATATCGGTGATCATTTTGGTGTCGGTATCGGTTACTGCCTGTTCGTAGCCCTTGTCATTGATGGCTTCGAAAGTAGTGGTCTTACGATACTTCTTTACCGTAAGCTCAAAGGTGTCTACTACCTCGGTCTTGTACTTAGACAGGGGGATTTCTTCACCTTCTGCAACGGTACCGTCTTCGAGCGTGCCAACCACACGGTACGCCTTAATGGTATTGCCAGGCGTCTTTTCAATCTTGCGCGTGATGCCAAGCATCTCGCTCAAGGAGTTAACTACATTCTCGGAGAACTGGTTCACAAAGTCGATTTCAGAAACCTTTGCGAAATCGGCTGCTTTCATAAGATTAGGATCAGTTGCCATTTATAGGCTCCTTTCTACTCAAAGAGATCCATGTTTTCAGCAATTAAGCGACGTCGCTTTTGTGCGTCCTTGATTGCCATAATCTCTTCTTTGGTAATCTTCCTTCCGCTACCACCAGGAGTTGCAGCGCTAGACATCGTCTTGGTGGCTTGGCTGGTATTTGGTTCTTGAAACAAATAGGGGTAAGTCTCAGCAAGCTTGGCGGTATCAAGGCCTGAAATGTGGCCATCCTTAGCTACCTCGATCTCGTTCATGTCGAGATGAGCAATAAGGGCCACCGTATCAGTGCAGCCAGCGGCTAAAAGGGCATTAGTTACCGTGAGGTTCTTCTCACGCGCTGCCCAGTCGCTTGCTGCCTTATCGGATGCAGCCTTAGCTTTTTCCTGCGCTGCCTTTACTGCGGCATTGATGTCATCCTCTGTAAGCGCCTTCTCAAGTGACGTGTTAAGCGTCTGCTCACGCTGCTTAGATGCTTCAAGCTCAGCTTCGAGGTCTTTGACGCGCTGCTCTAGCGATTCACGCTTGGCTTTCTGGTTTTCATCGGGCTTTCCTTTAGGACCGCTTGGGTCTTGTGGATCAGCACCATTGCTTCCTTGCTGCTGGTTGTCGTCGCCGTTGTCTGCCATACTTGCTCCTTCCATCGAGTTTGGTTCGGGCTTCTCTGCCCGCTTGGTGGTGCCACTCTCCGCTCGTGGCATGCGATGTGAGCCTCTTCGCTTGGCTCGTGCGATGGTTGGAGTATCGACTTTGTGTCACTTAGTCGCAGTCTTCTACATGGGTATGCTCTCCACACCCGTTGGTTGGAGACAGTTGCGGTCTTGTATAGATGATCGATCCGTCATTCATCACCCAGGTTTCTGACGGAAAACGGCGGCATTCAATGAGCCCGTCATCGTTGGGGTACGTTGCATAGACGCATGTTGCGCAGGTTAGGTATTCAGGAAGTTTCTCTAGCATGACATGATTATGAGAAACGAGTCACTGGGTAAAATAAAACCCCGCCGAAGCGGGGTCAATCTTAAACATATCTGTATTTAGGAGAATATTCTGAGCTGAACTCCCGTATTTTTTTTGTTTCATCTATCAACTCTTTAGGCGCATCTGGCAATGGATCCATATTGTCATCGAAGTACATATCAAATACCGATAAACTTCCATATTTTTCAACAAGAGAATCAAACACAGGAGTTTCAGGCAATTCTCGTTTCATTACGATAACCTCCTCCTGATTTCTTCTAAAACATACCTAATAAAAGGCGATTTCTTTACTTGTCCATTGTACGCTAATTCAATACACATAGCTAATCCTTCGGAATATAAGGCTGATTTATTGTTGGTGGCATATGCTTCTTTTGCAGGGTAAAAAGAAACGCTATCAATTGCGTTGTCTAATTTCGTTTTTTTGCTAGAGCTAGCATTCATTTCTTTTAGTGCAGCAGTCAAAATGCTTTTTGCTTGTTTCGCATTCGCGAAGTCTTCAAAAGAGTTTCCTCTCCCTTTATTTGCTAAAGCAACCTCAATTAAGTGGCCTGCCTCATGTCTGCCATCACTTAATGCCTCATTATGTTTACCAACAAAATAAAGAGCATTAACGTACACAACTCCAGAAGCAGATGTTTCCATGTAGGTGTTCTTATTTAAATACTCTCCAGAAATTGATATCCAAGACTTCGCTTTTGGAAAATCAGATAGAACTTCATCAATGCCGCAACAAGCCATCTTTACAGATTCAAAGTCTAGGTTTTCTGCATTGTGAATGAGTACATTATGTTTGTTATTTAGCAGTGTTTTTAGTTCGTCAAGACTATTTGCTGAATACAGCTCTGACGTAGTTTTATTTTGACTCGCTTCTTCCAGCTTTGAAAAGAAAGTTCTTCTACGTCTTGTTTCTGCAGTTACTTTTGAATATAGTGCCCTTGGTTGGCTGCTTACTCCGTAGGCTTTCTCTCTGTTGTATAGGCGTACCAGTCCTGTATCTTTACAGTGCTTGTTTAGTATTCTCTGTTGCTTGCCTAAAACAAGGCGCTTCTGCACATAGGTTGAATCTTCAAGTCCAATGCCAGCACGCTCAAGCCCTACGATCTCACGTTTGGTTTTACGGATTCTGCGTTCAAGTTCTCGCTGGCGTTGCGTTGCTTCGTAGTATTCATCGCTTGTCATGTGGTACTTGGCTTGTGCCGCCTTGAATTCTCGATCGGGCAGTTGCGTGATGCCAGGAAAGAACGGGTGCAGCCCGTGCTTACAGTTGACGCCCTTTAGCCTGTCACCCAGCGCTACGTTAGGCCCACGTAGTCCTTCATAACCTGTTAGCACGTAGAAGTCTGGGTAAGTGTAGCCATCAACAGTTTTCTCACCCGTGGTACATCCTGGTAGTCCTTGCCACTGGGCATGCGATGGACGAGCCCCAAAGTGTGCGGTTGTAATCGCGAACTCATGACCATAGCTTTCCATTGCCTCCATCGACATGCGTCCGCCTACTTGGCTTACTTGACTTACTATGTGACGCCTAAGGGCTACATCGATCATATTCGATACAGTAGCCTTGCCATTGCTGCCATAGTCTATAACCCCAATGCCAGCATCCATGAGTTTAACAACACCGTCAGACAAAGCCTTTTCGTATGGCTTGGTGCCGAGTACTACCTCATTGATGGCATCCTGCGATACCTGATACCACATACGCTCTGCACCCTGTTCCATAAGGATATTTTGGCGCGTGACAATATCGGCTACTTGCTCGGCTGTTGTCTTGGCGAGATTTGCAAAGTGTGCCGTAGCACCGAGAGAAAAGTAGGCTTGTGCTACGTCTGCTCGCTCTTGGCCATAGATTGATTCGAGCTGGTTTAGGTCGGCAGATACCGAGTCTGACAACGCCTTCTCTACCTCGTCATGGACTTCTTGACTGATCACGTCCCGGTACTTGTTGAGGATTGTTTGTGCTTGGTTTGGAAATGTCTCTACAAGCTGTTGCAGGGCTGCCTCATCGCCTAACTTGGTAAAGCCTTGCACAAGATGGTCAATCAACGTATCGCTCATTTCCTGCACGTACTTTTCTTGCGTTCCATGCAGGATGGTCTCGACCAGCTCATCGATCTGTTGCTCGGTAAGCGCCATGTGTTACGCCTCGATAGGTACGCTTAGTGCGGCGTCATCGAGTGCGCCTTGCGCTTCTTTGGCTTCTTCTTCGGTATAACCCTGCCAACGTACCATATACTTCCAGGGTTCGAGCAGTCCTGCAGCCACGTCTGCTCGGTCACGCTCTCGTAAGCTGTCATCGTCTTGCATGATCGAATCACCTAGGACTACGTTTACCTGTCCTGCAATATCGGCAAGATTTACGGTGCCAAGCTCACGGTAGATCCCACAGGCTGCCGTAATAAGCGACTGGATCGCTGGCTTGATGATATGCTCATGGCGGCGTACAGCCCGCATCATTTCTGAGTTATCTGCTGCTACTTGCTTTGCTGTCGTAATGCCGCCTTGATCGTCGAGTGCATACGCTTTGATGCCGAATCCGATACGTTTGCCAAGCATCTGCAATGCGGTCGATAATGCCTGCCTGTTCTCTTCGGTGCGCAGGCTTGGGTTGTACTCAAAAACGCGAGCCTTTTCATCGTAGGTATTGCTCTTTACCGCTACAAAGAAGCGTTTGCCCGTCAACATGGGTACCTGAGCGTTGCCGTATTCGTCTTTAGACAACATTGATTCAGGCAACACTAAAAGCTTTCGACCCATAATTAGATCATCGCCCATATTGTTGAAAGCAAGATCAACGGTTTTTAATGCATCAATCGCATCATGAAAGAGAGCCACACCCATTGGACTGTAATCCCAGTATGGGTTATCGAATGCCAAGCGAATAAGGCTGAACGTTGGGTAGGGTTGTTTAGTATTTACGCTGGTATTGGAATCGAGATATCCTGCTGGTACAAATTGTTTTCCAGTATCGTCAAAGAATCCGCAATAGATCTGGTAGTTACCATCGTCACCACGCTGATGTACTTCAATCTGGGTGCACTTGTTGCCACGAATGTAGACATCAGCCAAGAAGGCACAGTCGATGCAGTCATCTGCTTCCCAGGACAATGGAATAATAGAGCGTGCATCATAGCGCATCGGACGAACCTTAAGCACGGGTGATTTACCCGACTCTGCAAATCCAGAGACGTGTAGTGCCCAGGCAGCAGTGCCCGTGGAGCACATTCTCCCAATAGCTAATGGTGCTCGGTCGTGCCACATGGTTACGTCTAGCCACTGCTCTAACCAATCAACCGTAGTCCCATCTTCAACTTCATCGAGCGAGATTGAAGCAGTTTCGTTATAAATCAGCCCTGCCATGTCGTCACAGATCATGGATGCAGGTGTGCAGCTGCGTACCTTGATTTTATTTTTCTTAGCAGGGTTTTGTGTATCAGGTTCTTCAAGCCAATAGAACGGGTTGCCCTCTTGGCGAATGTAGCTCCACCAGGTATCGATGTAGCTATCCATAGGTGTATGCAAGTCTGCATTGTCGTATCCAAGGCTAGCAAACCACTTGCTCGCTTCGCTATTGAGTCCTTTGTCCATCTTCTAAATCCTTTCGGTTTAAGGCATATCGGGATCTGCAATGAGATCGAATACGGCATAACGCACCGCATCGATCGTGTGATTGTCTTTGTCTGGGTAGCCTTTGAAGTTGCCCTCGTCATCTTCGAGTGCGCGGTATCGGCTGAACTCCTGATAGGCAAGCGGGCATCGCTCGCGATCAATAACGATTGCTTTGCGCTTTGTAAGCCACTTAATACCGTCAGCTACGGGCACTCGCTTAGACGCACCCATAATTGCCATACCGCCATGGCGCCAGGTTGCAATATCTTTAGGCGATGCGGCATCGGCTCGTATCTCGTTTTGAGGTTTGTTGCGGTTATAGACTGGCTTGCCATCGTTGGTGTATAGCGGTTTGCCAGTTTCGTCTCGCTCTATCAAGTGCCGCTTAACCTCTTCGATGTTCGCGTCGTCTAAGGTCTTGGTATTAAAGATCTCATCCAGGATGTAAAGCGTGCGGGTCTTGCGGTCATACCCGACGCGAAGCCATACCCACGGATCAGACTGAAAGCCCCAGTCCATACCGCAACGGATCCACTTCATAGCAAGCGTGTCTTCGTAGGTGATGCTTTGGGCTACCACGTTATTGAATATTGTGCCTGTAAGACCAGTTTCATCTCCCATGTACTCGTTTGCATAAGCGGTCGGGTTGATCTCTTTGAGCACCTCGGCCTGCTCGATGAAACGCTTGCCGATGAACTCTGCAGGTACGTCTAAATACGTTGAGTGGTGCACCAGCTTGCCAGGTTCTTCTATGCGCGCTTCTTTGTTGGTCCACTGCTCTGTGTCGGGTTCTGGGTTGTAGATATCGAACTCCAGCGAGTAGTCGCTACGGAATACTGATTGGCGAACATTGCGTGCATCCTCTGGCCCTGATAGCTGGTTGTACTCTTCAAGCAATAGAATCTCAATCTTTGCGTCGGGATCCTCGAAGGTGATTGACTTGAGCTTTTCTGGCTCATCAAGACCACTAAAGATGATCTTTTGCCCGGTCTTGTTGTAGGTGAGCTCCATAGGGGAGACGGTCTTACCAAAGTCACACCCCTCACCTGGTTTGCCTACCGTCATGCCGCGCTTAGCAATAGCCCATAGCACGTTGGCAAAGCATGAGCGGCGCAGTGTATTAGCATAGCGTCTGCCGCAGATCCACTGAGCATGAGGTCGATGCAAGAAGATGTCTAAACACTTTTGGTAACCGTAGCTCGACTTGGTAGAGCCACGTCCACCTTTTAGCATCACGCGGTTTGCTTTGCCCGAATCGATAGCGCGGGACACATCGCAGAAGGTAGGGGAGATGTTAGCCGACATATCATATGGAGGAACTAGCACTCGCACATCTTCAGCATCGGTATTAGCTTTTACAATTTGCTTATCAATACCTGTCATGCGGTTAAGCAAGGCTGTTGAGTCGATTAGCGCTTTGACAGACGGAGAGCCTTTGTAAAGCCCGTCTTCCTCAAGGCTGGATAGTGCTTCATCATTAAGCTTTCTCACGCGTTCTACTGCTATATCCAGGCTCCACTGAGCTTTTTTAGCAGCTTCAGCTCGTGCTTTTTCTATTCGTGCCGATATCTTGCCGTTTTCAATTAGCTCAAATGCCTTTCGGTTTACCGTTTCTGGCTTCATGCGGGCACAGTTATAGGCAGCGCGGTAAGCGTCGGAATAGGTCATTCCCGATACCACGCATTCAATAAACTTTTCTTGTTTAGAGGTAAGTTCCATGGATGCATAATCGGCTACGTGTCACGCAGTGCTCATACGCAAGAAGCCAGCCCGAGGAGATGGACTGGCTTCAAGGGAGAAAATCGTAGGACTTGACCTACAGCTAGCAGTATTGGTGCAGTGTCACCTATAACGACAGAGAGCCGCACCATTTACTGGCTACGGCTCTCTGCCTGTTCAAGGGCTCCCTAAAGAGGAGAAAAAAAGAAAGGAGTGCAAGAAGGGGAAAACCAGGCGAAGGAAAAACCCTCCTTGCAGTGTTTATAGTGAGGTAGGTGTCACTTCATTCTCAACCACCTTCGCTCCGCAGTTCGGGCAATATCCTATTGGATTATATGGTTTAGATTCAAAGTCGAATTTAACAAGAAGCTCACCGCATTCAGAACACGTATATGCACATTCTCCACCAAATTCTTCTTCTTCAAATTTAACGGCACGGCATGTTTTAGGCTCAATGAGGTCTGCAATCCTTTTTGCTATTGTTTCGCATATTTCAAATTCATTTGCGCCATTTTCTTTAAGATTGTTTTCTAATTTGTCATCAAGAACATACATAAGCTCATCTTGAGAAATATCATGAATGTCAGGTGTTTTCCTAAGACGTTCGGCAATATTTCGTCTTTCTTCATTAGAAATCATTTTTAAATTATCCTTTAGTCAATCATTACAGCGTCGGCGATGCTCATAACTTCATTAAGAGCCTTTTGTGTGCTACCTGGTTTGAATTCGTCAATCTTTCTTCCGTCAGGCTTTTCGCCGCGAACAACGCTTTTAAGAATCCCAATATTGTTTTCTGTAGCATCAATTCTTTGTGCTGCGATGATTCTTCCAGGAACGTCACCATCTCGCCAAAAGATAATCGCTTGATCTCTAACAACGACAGCTATCTTTCCTTCATTTTCTTCAATCACTTTGCAATCATCATCAACATTAAAAATCTCAAAGAAGAACCCATCAGGTGAGTAAATCTCACCTGGGCAATAACAATCTTCTTGTAAGTATCTTTCCATGTCTTTAATATCGCCTAATTTGTTAATCATCGTTTACTCCACAACCTCAATAACGCCGCCGCATTGAAAGCGGTCGGAGTATTCCATAATTTCCGCTTCCTCACCGCAGAATGGGCAGTGCTTTGAAGTTCTTCTTATACTTTTCCAAGTTCATTTTCTTCCTACCTTCGTCATTCGTATTTAGTAAAGAAACGTTAGTAGGTTAGGCGTCTAGCCCCCGCGTCACGAGTGCGGGCGCGGCTTTAGCCCGCACGCACGTCCTAACCTACCTAACCTTGAATTACTTAGTTTTGTTAGTTAGTTATCCTTATATCTTTAGATATAGTCTGACTAACTAACTTCAAGCGTTACCAGTCTTCTTATACTTTTCCAAGTTCATTTTCTTCCTACCTTCGTCATTCGTATTTAGTAAAGAAACGTTAGTAGGTTAGGCGTCTAGCCCCCGCGTCACGAGTGCGGGCGCGGCTTTAGCCCGCACGCACGTCCTAACCTACCTAACCTTGAATTACTTAGTTTTGTTAGTTAGTTATCCTTATATCTTTAGATATAGTCTGACTAACTAACTTCAAGCGTTACCAGTCTTCT